TACTTCGAGCGAGAGGTGCTCGCCGCCAGGGATCGCCGGGTCACGGGCGTCCCGCCGCCGCCAGACCCCGGAACGGCCGTCGCAACCCTGCCACAAGCCCTAACGAGCCCTAAACAGGCGCATCCCCATGACCGACACGATCGTACCCTTCGACCCAACAGCCCGGGCGCACAGCGCGCCACTCGCATTGCTGCCGGCCTCAACGTGCTCCGACGCCTTGAGGAGCTGGAGTCCCTGGAGGGGCGAACCGCTCCCGCGTGAGTGCACGCCGCAGGCCCTGGCCTCGCTCGAGCGCGCGCTGGCCGAGCGAGAGCCCGGAGCCACACGCCGCGAGATCGTCGCGGAGCTCGAGCTGCTGCGGGCGCACTACGGCGAGTGGGGCGACGTGCCGGCGCAGATCGCCGAGGGGGTGTGGCTGCAGTGGTTCACGGATCTGGCGGGGCTGCCGCTCGGCTTGCTTCGGGAGGCGTGCCGGCGCTGGCGAAACTCCGCCGCCAAACGCCCGCCGACGCCGGGCGAACTGCTGGCGACCATCGCCGACGAACGCCGCGCGCTGCGGCACCTACGCGAGCAGCTGGACCGGGCGACGGGAGGCAATCCGCGAGCGTGAACACGCCTTGGCTGCCCAGAAGGCCGCCGAGCGGCAGCAGCCCCGCAACATAGACGCCGCACGCTGGGAGCGGGACCGGGCGGCGTATTGGCTTCAGCGTCAGCGCGCCGTCGATCTGATCCGCGGCGCGCTCGGCCACGGCCCATTCCGCCCATTCCATACGTGGCCGATGGAGTTGGCCGCAGAGTGCGACGCTATTGCAAGGGCGCTGAAGCGGGAACTCTACGATTAGGTGAGCGGAGATTCGACCTGGCAAGGCCAGCGAGATTGATCGCGTCCGTGAGAACCAAGTAACAGAAAGATAACCATAACGACGCTCCCGAACAGTAAGGCGTTCTTCAGACTGGAACGGAATACAGGGGGACATGCTCGCAGTCGAAGCGTCCGCCCCATCCGCCTCACCGTTTGCAGAACTGGAGCGCCTGAGGCGCGAGAACGCAGAGCTCAAACGAAAGCTCGATTGGAGCGCGGGCCGGCGCGCCGATGGGGTCGTCAAGATCCCGGGCTTCACGGCCACCGAGACCAGCATTCTGCGCAAGCTGGTCGCGCGGCGGCGGGTGCTCTACGAGGACGCCGACATCGCCCTGCAGCGCCACATGTGCAACATCCGGAGGAAGCTGCGCGAGCGGAACTGGCGCGTCGAAATCCTGACCGAGAAGAACGAGGGCTACCTACTGAACCGGGGCGCAGCGCTGCTGCGCCGGCTGCTGCTGCCGCCAACAACCGCGCGGGGCATGGCCGCATGAGACGCCGCCTCGATCAGCTCGACGAGCAAGCCCGCGCCGGGATCCTCGAGCATCTGCGTCGCGGGCATACGCCCGAAGCGGTGGATCGCCGATGGTTTCTGGAGCCCGGCGTGGCGGCCGCGCTGGCCGCGGAGGCCGATCCGCTGGACCCTGAGCCCGACCCGCCCGCTTCGCCGAGCGTCCGCCTCAACGTGGAGGAGCGGGCCGAAGATGAGCGCCTGCTGCGCGCGCTCTCGCTGCGCGATCATCACGGCCTCAGCGCCGAGCAGATTGCGCTCGAACTTGGGGGCACCCGCAACACTTGGGCGGGGCGCATGGCGCGCGTCGATCAGGCGCTGGCGCGCACCGTGGTCAAGACCGCCACCCAGATCTACGACCGCGCTCGCTATGGTCGAGATCGAGGCGGCGATCCGCTGGCGATTTCCGCATGACCGCCCGCAAGCCGCTGCGCGCCAAAGCCCCCAAGGGAATCGTTCTGACCGAGAAGCAAAAGCGCTTCGCGGCCGAGTATCTCATCGACCTCAACGCTAAGGCCGCGGCGATCCGCGCCGGATACAGCGCGAAGAGCGCGCACGTGCAGGGGTGCGACCTGCTGCGCAACCCGCTCGTCGCGGAGCTGATCGAGGCCAGCCAAGCCAAGATCGCGAAGAAGCTCGAGGTCACCGCCGAGCGCGTGATCGAGGAGCTCGCAAAGATCGCCTTCGCGAACATGGGCGACTTCATCCGCGTGACGCCCGACGGGGCCGCGGCGGTGGACCTCTCAACGCTGAGCCGCGACCAGGCGGCGGCCATCGGTGAGGTGACCTCCGAGGTCTACATGGAAGGCAAGGGCGACGACGCCGAGCCCGTGAAGCGCACGAAACTCAAGCTGGCCGACAAGCGCGCAGCGCTGGTGGACCTCGGCCGGCATCTGGGGCTGTTCAAGGATCGGGTGGAACACCATGCCGGCGGCGAACTCGCGGCTTTCCTCGCCGCCATCGACGGGCGCACCCGCAGCCTCGGCAATACCGCCGGAGATCCTGCAGCGCTTCTCTGACCGGCTCTGGCGCCTCGAAAACCTCTACACGATCGAGGACAAGGACGGGAACGTCGTCCAGTTCAAGCTCAACCGGGCCCAGCGTCGCCTCTTGCAGGCCGCCCATGTGCGGAATGTGATCCTCAAGGCAAGGCAGCTGGGGTTCACCACGCTCGTATGCCTGCTGATGCTGGACGCCTGCCTGTTCAACTCCGGCGTCAACGCCGGGATCATCGCCCACAACAAAGACGACGCGGAGAAATTCTTCGACGTCAAGATCCGGCGCGTCTATGAGCGACTGCCCGAGCAGTTAAAGTCCGCCCGGCCGGCCAAGGAAGACCGAGCTGGACAGCTCACCATTTCGCACGGCGACGGGCGATACTCGCGGATCAGCGTCGGCACCTCGCATCGCTCTGGCACCCTGCAGTGGCTTCTGATCTCCGAGTACGGCAAGCTGTGCGCTAAGACCCCGGAGCGGGCCAAGGAGGTGCGCACGGGGGCCATCCCAGCGGCGCAACGGGGCGTCATCTTTGTCGAGAGCACGGCCGAAGGAGCCGAGGGCGGCTTCTTCGACATGTGTCAGGCATCGCAGGCGCGGGCCCAACTCGAGGCGCCGCTCACCCCGGCCGACTTCAAGTTCCACTTCTTCGCCTGGCACGAAGACCCGCAATATCGGCTTTCGCCCGACGGCGTCGTGATCGCGCCGGCGATGGCGGAGTACTTCCGCAAGCTGCACGACGATCACGGCATCGCGCTCGATGCCGAACAGCGCGCCTGGTACGCCAAAGAGGCCGAAATTCAGGGCGACGACATGCTGAGGGAATACCCCTCGCGCCCGGAGGAGGCTTTCTTTGCTGCGATCGAAGGGGCCTATTACAGCCGCGAGCTGGCCCAGGCGCGCAAGGACAAGCGCATCGGCCGCTCGCCTTGGGACGCCTCCTTGCCGGTCTACACTTGGTGGGACATTGGCGTGGACGACTACATGGCCTGCTGGTTCGTGCAGCTGATCGGCGCCGAGGTGCGGTTCATCGAGTATCGCGAATGGAGCGACGTCGGGTTCGTGCAGGTGGTGAAGGACCTAAAGAACCTGCCTTACCGATACGGGAAGATGGCTCAGCCGCACGACGTCAGGGCGCGCGAGGTGGTCAGCGGCGCACCCCGGGTGCAATACCTACTCGACGCGGGCTTCGATGTGGAGATCGCGCCAGCGGCCCCGATCGGCGACGGCATCCACCAGGTGCGCACGCTGTTCTCGCGCTTTTGGTTCGACGAGGAAAAGTGCGCGGACGGACTGAAGCGGCTTGCTGGCTACCGCAAGGAATGGAGCCCCACCGCCGGCCAGTTCCTCAACAAGCCGAAGCACGACGAGAACAGCCACGGCGCCGACGCGCTTCGCACCGGGGCCCAGGTCATCGACCGGCTACAGCCGCCGGCGGTGTCGAGCGCGATGCCCGCCAACCCGTTCCCCGTGTCGAGCTGGATGAGCCTATGAGCACCGTCGTTCCGTTCTCGCCGCGCCTGGCCGCGCCGGTGCAAGACGAGCCCGAGCACCTGACTGGCCCGGCCAAGTGTTTGGGCTGCGGCCATAGCTGGATCGCGGTCACGCCGTTCTAACACCGTTCTTACACCGCAAGACGCGGAAGCGGCCTTCCGTCCTGAACGCCACACCAAGGGCGGATGATGGCGGCCCCTGCTCCTGGCGTGTCTGCGCCCCAGAACGGCTCCTCGATCGTGCAGGAAGCGCGCGAGCGGGCCGAGCACGCGCTCGCCATCGAGCGCGAGAACCGCAACCAGGCTTATGAGGACCTGAAGTTTCTGGCTGGCAATCAGTGGGATGCGCTGGTGCTGCGGGAGCGCCAACTGGCGTACCGCCCCACGCTCACCAGCGACCGGCTGATGCAGGTGGTGAAGCAGGTCACGGGGGAGTTTCGGCGCAACCCGCCCGCCATCCGAGTGCTCCCGTCCGATCAGGAGGCCACCGCCGACGCCGCCCATGTACTGGCCGGCGTCATTCGCGCCGAGGAGCGCGCGTCCCGGGCGAGTCGGGTCTACATCAACGCGCTGACCAGCGCCGTCTCGTGCGGCATTGGGCATATGCGCCTCTCGCTCGAATACGAAAGCGAGAGCAGCTTCGATCTGTGCCTGCGCATCCGCGGCATCGCAAACCCATTCGCCGTGCTGTGGGGCGATTACACCGAAGACGACCGATCGGACGCCGGCTGGGGCCTCGCCTTTGATGAGCTTGACGCAAAGCAGTACGCTCGGGAAACCGGCCGCTCCGGCTCGGCCGGGAGCTGGTACGTCCAGCCGTGGTCGCCGCAGCCCGAGATGCCCCGCAACGGCCGCGGCAAGACCGTGCGCCGCGTCGAATACTGGCGGGTCGTCCGCGACCCGGTGAAGCTGATGCTGCTCCGCCACGCGAGCGGCGCCACCAGCATCCTCCAGGACCCCGACCGCGAGCTGTTGGCCGAAGCCGCCGGCGAGGGCTGGCGCGTGATCGATCAGCGCGACAGCACCACGAAGCGGATCGAGGCCTACCATATCGTCGGCAGCGAGCTCGTCGGCGGCCCGTATCTGTGGCCCGGCCAGCGCATCCCGCTGTTCACGGTCGACGGCGAGGTCATCCAGGTCGGCGATTACACCTATCGGGCCAGTCTCATCCGCGGCGCAAAGGACGGGCAGCGGCTCGTCAACCTCGCGCACTCGATTGCGCTCGAGAGCTACAGCCTCGCGCCGAAGCAGAAGTGGCTGGTCACGGCTAAGCACCAGGAGGGGCGCGAGGCCGAATGGGCGTACGCCAACGCCTCACCCAAGCACTCGCTGACCTACAATCCTGATCCGAACGCGCCGCCACCCCAACTGATGCAGCCGCAGCTGCAGGGCCTCAATTCAGTGCTCGAGCTGGCCGCGGTTGGCGCGGACGCGATCAAGGCCGGCACCGGGATCTACGACGCCTCGCTGGGCGCCCGCTCGAACGAGACCAGCGGCGTCGCGATCGAGGCGCGCAAGGCCGAAGGCGACATCTCGACGTACGTCTACATCGACAACGCCCTGTCGCAGGTCCAGGCGATCGGCCGGGCGATGGTGAACCTTATCCCCGGCGTCTATTCCGGCCGGCGTATGCTGCGCATCCTCGGCGAGGATGAGCGCCCCGCTATCGTCGACCTGGCCGCTCGCAAGCTCAGCCTCAACGGCAAGTACGACGTCGTCGTCGAGACGGGCCCCGGCTTCACCACCAAGCGCGCCGAGTCGGCCGCGCTCCTGAAAGACCTCATCGGCAACGTGCCGCCGCCCATGCAGGCGGTGCTGGTGCCGGAGGTCGTTCGCCTGCTCGACCTGCAGGGCGCGGAGCAGCTCTCGCAAAAGCTGATGCAGGCCGCCCAGAGCGCGGGCCTCATCCCTCCGCCGCCCGGGCAGGCTCCGCCGGGCGCGCCTGCAGCAGCGCCGGAGCTGCCGCCCCAGATCGCCGAATTGCTCGCCTCAATCCCCGCGCCGCGCCCTGGAGAGCGGCTGCCGCCGGAGGTCGAGGAGATGCTCGCCGCCATCGAGATCGGAGGCCCAGGTAGCCCCGATCCTTTCGCTTCGCCCGGTCCCGCCCCCGCAGGGACCGAACGCGTAGGGCCACGGCCTCCGGTCGCAGGGCCCGCGGGGATCCAAGGAGCATTTAGGTGAGTCAAGCAGCAACTCCGCCCGCGGCCACGCCGCCGGCAAACCCCACGATGCCTGAACTTCCTCCGGCGGGCGCGCCGGCGGATGGCGGCGCTGTGGATGGGCAGACGCAGCCCGAAGAGCAGAACGCTCCCCCGCCGCAGCCGCAGAGCCGCGCGGACAGGCGCTACGGCGAACTGACCGCGCAACGCAACCAGGCTCGCGAAGAGGCGGCGTACTACCGGGGCCAGCTCGAGGCCCTGCAACGCGCGCGCGCATCGGCAGTTTGGGAGCCGTCTGCAGCGGCTCCTCCGCCACCGCCTCCGGCCCCGCCGGATCCGAACGACACCGCCAAGTATCCGGCGGGAGAGTTCGATACGAAGTATCTTCGCGACCTGGCCCGCTATGAGGCGCGCCAGGAGTACGAAGACCGCACCCGCGAGGACCGCGAGCGGCAGCAGACCGAAGCCGCCGAAGCCGCGGAGTTCGAGCGCTACCGGGCCGTGTTCGAGGACGCGCAAAGCCGCGGCCTCGAAGGCGCCGTCAGGGTGCTCTCGATTCCCGACGCCGACCTGCAACGCTCGCTTGCGCGGGCCGAAAGCGGTCCGGTGCTGGCGGAGTACTTCGCGCGCCGTCCGGACGCGCTCACAGCCGTCCAACGCATCCCGCCGGGTCTCGACCGGGCCATGGCGATCGCCCGCATCGACGCGATGATCGTGCAGGGCCAGCGTCAACTCCAAGCGCAGCGTGCCTCACCTCCTGCTCCTGTTCCTCCTCCCCCGCCGCCCACGCCCACGCCCGTGCCGCCTCTGGTCAACGGTCGCCCCGGCACATCCGCCCCCAGCGGACCGCCGGTCGGAGATTACGAGGCATACCGGACGTGGCGCATGCAGAACAAGTGAGTAGGCCATGCCCAACGTCTTACAAAACACCAAACTAATCGCGCAGGAATGCCTGTTCCAGCTCGAGAACCAGTCTGCCGCACTCGATCTCGTCTATCGAGGCTATGAGCAAGAGCTGAACAGCCAAGTGCGCGGCTTCAAGATCGGCGACGAAGTGCTGATCCGCAAGCCCGTGAAGTATGAGGCCAAAGATGGCCCGGTCATGCAGGCCCAGGACACGGTGATCAGCACCACGTCGCTGAAGGTCGAGTATCACAGGCACGTGGCGTTCAAGTTCACGGTCCGCGAACTGTCGCTCGACATCGCGCGCCTGTCCGAGGAGCACATCCAGCCCGCGATGGCGAAGATCGCGCAGGCGGTCGACCAGTCGATCATGGACCAGTACAAGAAGGTCCCGGCCTGGGTGGGCACGCCCGGGTCCAAGATCGACAGCTACGCCGACTTTCTGAAGGGCACCACGCGCCTCAACGACATGGCGGTGCCCATGGAGCAACGCCGCGGCATCATCACGCCGGCGGACCGCGAGGGCCTGCTCGGCAGCTTCCCCAGCCAGTTCGTGCAGAACATCGGCGAGGAAGCTATCAAGATGGGCAAGCTGCCGCCGATGGACGGCATCGATCTGCGCATGTCGCAGCTCGTGAAGCGCCACAAGGTCGGAAGCCTGTCGCTCTCGGGCGCGAACGCGAAGGTCAAAGGCACCGTCACCGCCAAGACCCAAGCCGAGTGCAGCACCAAGGCGACCTACAAGCAGACCATCCCGACGGACGGCTGGACCGCCAACGCCACGGGCGTGCTGCTGAAGGGCGACATCATCACCTTCGAAGGCTGCTTCGCGGTGAACCCCGAAAGCCAGGAAGTCTACGACTACCTGCGCGAGTTCACGGTGCTCGAAGACGCCAACGCCAACGGCTCGGGCGAAGCTGACGTCGTGGTGTATCCGCCGCTGATCACCAGCGGCCCCTACGCCACC